GGAGGCGTGAGGTCGGCACCCGCGAGGTCGGCACCCGCGAGGTTGGCACGCGTGAGGTCGGCACCCGCGAGGTTGGCACCCGTGAGGTTGGCACCCGTGAGGTAGGCGCGCGCTTTAACCGCAGCCTCTACGCAAATTTTCAGAGAGCCGCATTCGAGGGCAAATAAAATTGCGCCGGTGAATCTGTGCTTGATTTCAAATTTCATCTTCGTTCTCCGTGGCGGTTGTTAGGCTGTGGAAGTGATTATGCAAAAATACTTTGCATGCGTCAAGCTATTTTTTGATAAATATGCAAGTATTTTATAAATCATTGATATATATAGGAAATGAACAATAAATTTAGTCGTTGACACGTCAAAGTTTAATTGCGATACTTACGGCATGAAAACTACTGATAAGCTGGTTGAGCATTTCGGCAACAAGGAAGCGACCATTAAATGCTTGGGCATCAACCGCGAAACATGGCGTCTATGGGTGCGGGATGGTGTTCCTCTGGGCAAAGCGCTGTTTGTCGAACAAATGACAGCCGGGAAAGTCGCCGCCGAAGATGTTATTGCCGATGCTAGGCAAACCGCGTGATCCGTCCAAAACGTCGCCTTACAGCGGAAGAAGCTCACGCTAGATATATAGCGTCAGTCGAGCGTAGTAAGCAACTTACTAAACGACGCACAAAGGCGCATGTAGCGGTTGCTCGCGCGGTCAAAAACAAAGACCTGAAACCAGCCCGAGAAATGGTTTGCGTTGACTGTGGCAAACAGGCTTTTTGCTATGACCATAGAGATTATTCAAAACCTCTTGATGTTGATCCGGTATGCAAGCGTTGTGATTGCATGCGAGGCGCTGGACTGCCGTATGATGGCGCTGACCAGAGATGGTATCGCAGAATGTCCGCAACGATAAAACGCATGGCGCAGATCGAAAACACTGAGCATTTAACTTGGGAGGATTCGTGAGAGCCACCGACCCGCCGCTGTTCCTTGCTGACAAACTAGACGAGCTGTGCAACATGTATTTCTGGCGCGGCTTCTGGCAGGGCACGTACCTGTCGCTGATCTGTGTCGGCGCGGCAGGCGGTGCTTACTGGGTGTTCGCATGAAACCAGAAATCACTCACAGTCTGCGCATGCTGGCGCGGGCGGCTTTTGCGGCAAAGAGGAAATATCCTAAAAACTATATTGGTGTTGCGCATATTTTCATGCCGGTTGTGCCAATTACTAATCCGGCCCATGTGCGCGCCGACAGATATTTGCGGACAGTAGGATTTGCAGATATCAGAATTGTCGATGAGGAACAACGTCGATCAATAATGATTGGGGAAAACTTGCTGCCAGACTCACCCGCGGCGGAAATGTGATGAGAGGCATACGCCACCTGCTGCCAGCTACAGCAGGGGAAATAGCGGCGATCACTGGATGCACCTTAAAACAGGCGCACGGCAGACTTGCTAGTCTAAGGCGTCACGGCGGCGCAAAACGCACGGACAGGCTGGTGCCGAACGGCAACACGTGGCGGGGCGTGCATTACTCGGCGCTGTGGGTGCTCATATGATCCCCCGCGAATTCCTAACCGTGCGCGTATGCAAACTGCTACAGGGCTGCGCCGAGACGCCGTCAGTCATCGCTGAGCATCTGGGCGTGAGGCGGCATCTAATCACCGCCACGATCAGCAATCTCAAATTACTGGGATGCGTGCGCTCAGGCGACAAGCGCGGCAATGAAACCGTTTACCACTTTGTCAGCATGCCGATCCGCGCCAACAAAGCCCGGGCTAATAACTTTGCAGAACTGGCGAGGATTCCGCCGCGGGCGCCAAAGTACCAAGGCCAAATCGTCGCGTCGCGTACGCCCGGCGTGTTCAGGCCGCTGGTGCGCAATCCGTTTGAAGGCTACGAATTGAGCGTCGCTTGGCGAACGATTTCTACTTCGTAGATGCGCGCAGCCTCGTTCTCGTGGTGTGCGGGGAAGTGATTGATTTTAACAACATGGAAAGGGTAAAAATATTATGTCTACAAGCTCAAAGGGTAAAAATATTATGTCTACAAGCTCAGAAACAGCGCTCGAACTCAAGCCCGGTTCACGCGGACGGAAATCAGCAGACGGCGGCGAAGAAACAATTTCATTCCAGCCCATAAAGGAGGGCGTCGCGGAGGTGATGAAGCTCTACAAAAAGGCTGAACTCGCCGTCGCAGACTTTAACGCAGCAGCGAAGTCCGTTGCAGAGAAAGGCAACATCAACACGGCATCGCTGAAAAAGTTAATCAAGTCGTCTGCCAAGGGCAAGTTCAAGGACACGCAGCGCGCAATCGATCAGCAGTCTGTGTTGTTCGAGACGGTGGGTGAAGTGTCTGGCGGCTCTGATATGGATGTGAACTGATGGCCGGTAGTCCCACGCAGCGAAGTCTCAAGCATCTGCGCGAGTTGGGGTACTTGGCAGCCGTGACTGAGCACTGGAATCCTTTCGCGCATATCAGGCAAGACCTGTTCGGCATCGTTGACATATTGGCTGTCGGCAACGGCGAAACCATAGCGGTGCAATGCACCAGCGACAGCAATCTGGCAAACAGGGTCACGAAGATTGCAGACTCAGACGCCACGCCGAAACTGCGCGATGCCGGCTGGAAAATTCTCGCGCATGGCTGGAAGAAGAAGGGCGCGCGCTGGGTGCTGCGTGAGGTGGATTGCTCATGAAACTAGATAGTGCATTGGATTTTTGGAAAGAGTGTCGCAGCATCAGTGGCCAACTGAAGGAACATTGGAAGACAAACAAACGTTGGGATTTGATCCTACAGTATTACAAGATGGCCGAGCCAGCTATTTTGAACGGCACCAGGATAGGGCCTTACGGAATTGGCCTGGACAATTACCTGACGCCCATCGAGCGCGCGCTGTGGAATGACATTAGGTGCATGGGTCTGCCGTTTTACATGCAATACCCGGTGGGCCGTCGCTTTGTTGACTTTGGTGATCCTGTCTATCAGATCGCTATCGAAGCGGACGGCAAGGAATTCCACACGCCAGAAAAAGACGCGGCAAAAGATCGTGATTTGGAGCGCGAGGGCTGGCGGGTCTTTCGAGTAACCGGCCACGATTGCATGTATGCGCGTGCGCCATTGGCTGAAATCCTGCCTATGTATGAGCGATTTGAAGGCCAGTATGACTGGTACTACAGGGATGAAGAGGAAGCAGCCTGAGATGAATTTTTACAAGCATCACATTGGCGACTATGACGCGGATACCGCGCACCTGTCCATGCTTGAGGATGCGGCCTATTCACGTTTGATGCGCACGTACTATCGAACCGAGACTCCGATACCAGCCGACATGAAAGCTGCGTGCCGCTTGGTGCGCGCAATTTCAAAGCAGGAGCGTGATGCGGTGTCGGTCGTGTTGAATGAGTTTTTTACGTTACATGCTGATGGATGGCACAACAAGCGATGCGACGAAGAACTCACGTCATACATCAAACAAGCGGCAACGAATCGTGACATCGCCGTAGCACGAGAGGCCAAACGAAAACAGCACGATTCGTTGCACGATTCGTTGCCAACTCGTGAACCTAGCCATAAGCCATTAGCCAATAACCAAGAACCACTAAACCCCAAAAGCGCTACAGCGGTGGTAGGGAAAGAGAGCGCTGACGACCTCGCATCGTCGTTGCGCGCTTCCGGGGTGAAGGTTGGAAGTATGAATCCACACGTCATTGATCTTGCAAATCAAGGTGTTACAAGCGTTGTGGTGCGTGAAGCAGTGCGGATTGCGCGAGAAGATCGAGGAAAAGACTCGCCAGTAATCGGGTATTTGATTCCAATAATCAATGACTTGCAACATAACGTCAAAACCGAAAAACCGCGAACAATGAGCGATTCAATGCGAACGTTGTTGGCAATGGAAACAGCAAAAAATGGAATTGGATCATGAGTTTACCTGAACAACTCTGCAAGGCTGTTTTCGATGGACTGCAGCGCCTTTGGGCGATTAGATTGCCCGGAAGTCCAGCGGGAGACACCTTACCCGGCGTTGCAAACATCTGGGTTGATGCACTCGGCGATGCTCCGATTACTTGGAATGTTGAGCGCGATTTGCCACGCATTCAACGCTCGTTTCGACGCATGGAACTCGTGTGCGAGAAGTGGCCTAGTCCATCATTTTTCATGAGTTGCATGCCGCCAGTTCCTGAAACTTTGAAGCTCACGCCACCGAAAAATTACAGCGTGCAGAAGGAATGGAAAGAACTCGTGGCGAAGATGAAAAGGCTCAACGCATGACCCGCGACTTCACCACCGCAGAGGCGGGGCAGATTTGAACGCAACCGAAGTCATCAATCAAATCGAGACTGCCGGTAAAAGCCTTTACTACATCTCGAAGGTTTTGCAGGTTCAGTACGTGCAGGTGTGGCGTATGAAGAAAACGGGGCGGTGTCAGCCATCGCAATTCAAGGAACTAGAAGCCATACGAGATTCGGTGTCACGTCATGACGCCTGAGTGGGAAGTGTTGTTATCGAGGTCCGAGTTGACGTCTCATGGCTTGGATCAATTCGGTATTTCGAAAGGATCAACGGTAACGACTTACGACTATCACGGCAGAGTTATATCGATTGAAACTTGGGGACCAGCGATCAAAATTGATCTACCAGAACGACGCTCATTGTGGGACAAAATTATAAGAGTAGTTACCAAACGTAACTAACAAAACGTAACCATGACAGCCACATGATTGATTAATAAGTCATTACTATCCGCATCCAAGCGGGCTTACGCTGCGTTTGGAAAGTTCCCGCCGAGTGCGGGATTTTTTATTTGTGGAGTGTGCTTTGCCTGCTGGAAGACCATCGGATTACGATGTTTCATTTTGTCACGTTGCCCACGAGTTGGCGCAAGGCGGGGCAACTGACCGTGAAGTGGCTGAAGCGCTTGATGTTGATGAAAGAACGCTTTACCGCTGGAAACATAAATATCCTGAATTTCGTCAGTCACTTGCGTTAGCTAAGGAGGCGGCTGACGACAGGGTTGAGCAATCTCTGTATCGCCGCGCTACAGGCTACAGTTTCGATTCAATAAAAATCTTGTCTTACGAGGGCCAAGTTATCGTTGAGCCTTTCGTTGAGCATGTGCCGCCAGACGTAGGCGCAATCAAAATGTGGCTTACCAATCGGCGCTCTGATGGATGGCGCGATAAGGTCGATACCAACGTCACCGGAAACATCACGCTGCAAGCGTCGCATCTGGACGAAAAACTGTGAGCGAATTCAAGCTCACGGCAAAGCAAGAAGCGGCACAAGAAGTTTGCGCAGGCGATGCAACGCACATCATGCTTTTTGGTGGCTCGCGTAGCGGTAAAACATTTCTGCATGTGCGCAACGTTGTGATGCGTGCATTGAAGGCGCCGGGATCGCGCCACGCCATTCTTAGATTTAGATTCAACCACGTCAAAGCGTCAATCATTCTGGATACCTTTCCGAAGGTCATGTCTCTGGCATTTCCTGCTGTCGGCTATCACATCGACAAGAGCGATTGGTACGCAAAACTGGGTGAGTCGCAAATCTGGTTCGGTGGCCTTGACGACAAAGAGCGCACCGAAAAAATTCTAGGGCAGGAGCACGCTACGCTGTATCTCAACGAGTGCAGCCAGATACCGCAGGTGTCGCGCGACATGGCATCGACGCGGCTTGCGCAAAGCGTTGACCAGATCATGCGCGGCAGGAATCCAACCAAGCTGCGCCCGCGCATGTATTACGACTGCAATCCGCCGAGTAAGAATCACTGGTCATACAAAATGTTCGTGCAGAAGGTTGATCCTGAAAGCAAGCAACCTTTGCAGCATCCTGACGACTATGCATCGTTGCAAATGAATCCACAGGACAACGCGGAGAACCTTGCGCCTGGTTACATCAACACGCTGACTGCATTAAGCCCGCGCTTACGCAAGCGCTTTCTCGTGGGGGAGTTTGCCGATGCGACACCTAATCAGCTATTTAGCGACGAGACCATTGAGACGTGGCGCGTGCTTGGAGGCGATTTACCTGACTACGTTCGCGTTGTTGTTGCTGTCGATCCGTCTGGCTCCGGAGACATTGACAACGCCGATAATGATGCTATTGGCATTGTGGTATGTGCTCTGGGTACGGATGGCAATGCATACGTTCTGGAAGACTTGACCGTAAAGGCTGGCCCTGCGACATGGGGCAAGATCGCTGTCGATGCCTACGAGCGAAATCAAGCTGATTGCATCGTCGGTGAGGTCAACTACGGAGGTGCAATGGTGGAGTCAACCATTCAGACCGTGCGCCGCGATCAGGGGCAACGTCGCGTGCCTTACATGCCTGTGACCGCAACACGCGGCAAGGTCGTGCGTGCCGAGCCTATCAGCGCGCTCTACGATATCGGCAAGGTGCGTCATGTCGGATACTTCCGCGACCTTGAGGACGAGCTATCAGGATTCTCCACCGTGGGATATGTCGGCAATGGCAGTCCGAACCGTGCAGATGCGATGGTATGGGCGCTGACCGCGTTGTTTCCCGGCGTTGTTGCGCAGGCCAAGTCAGAGACCAAAGAGCGGCAGGTTCGCCGGGTGTCCGCCTATGCTTAGCGTCTTAAAGAAACTTGAACGCACATTAACGGAGCGCATTGCAACGCGCATCCGTCGCGGCAAGCCACGCCCTACGTTTTCTGTGGATGACGCAACAATCGTGAAATGGGCCGAGCAGTATTCGCAAAGTTTTATGAAGAAAATGAAATGACGCCGGGCCTGCGTAACCACAAAGAGGCGAGCTTGCGCGTTGCCATACCTGATGGCGTGCCGGAAGAACTGCGCGAAGGCATACGCGAGATAGTGGCGCTGCAATCTGAATCGCAAGGCAAAGGCCACGCTACGAAGCTCATGCACGAGGTATGCACCGAGGCTGATGTATACGGCAAGGTGCTGTTCCTGCAACCGCAGCCGTTTGATGATGGCATGGACGCGGATAAGTTGGAGCAGTTCTACAAAAAATTCGGATTCGAGAAAATACAGGATGAACCTGTTGTGCTGATGGCGCGAAAGCTGTTTCACCAATGAGCGTCTCCGACCAACAATCCGCAGGCGCTGACGACAAGCAGCCCAAGACTAAAGACGAGGCAATCTTAGAGGAAGCCCGCGACCGCCGCCGCATGTGCGAGAGCGCCGAGGGCGACAATCATCGTAACGCCCGCGATGACCTGCTGTTCCTGACGGGCGGCGATAATCAGTGGGATGCGGAAGCGGCAATCATCCGCAGGCGCGACAAGCGCATGATGCTGACGGTTAATAACCTGCCTACGTTCTTGAATCAGGTCACGAATCAGCAGCGCATGAATAAGCCTGCGATCAAGGTGCATCCTGTCGATGACAACGCAGACGAGGAAACCGCCGAGGTCTTGCAAGGGCTGATACGCCACATCGAATATGACTCGAATGCTGACGTGGCGACTTACCGCGGCGTGAACAGTGCTGCGTCTATCGGCTTTGGCTACTTCCGTCTCGTGACCGAGTTCGAAAGCCCGAATACGTTCGATCAAAAGATCATGTTCAAGAGCATCCGCAACGCGCTGTCGGTGCATATCGATCCGTTGAGTCAGGAGCCGGACGGCTCAGACATGACGTATTGCTTTATCGACTCCGTGATGGATCGTAAAGAATTCGAGCGCTGCTATCCTGATGCTGAGGCCAATAGCGTAGGCATCATCGGGCAGACTGAGTATTCTGGATGGTTCACCGATAAAACCGTGCTGGTGTGCGAGTATTACCGCATCCACAAAAAGGACGCGACGGTGTGCCTGCTGACCGATGGCAGCAGCGGCTACAAGGACGAGTTGCCCAAGCCGTTACCGCTGGGCATATCGATCAAGCAGGAGCGCGAGAGTTTCCGGCCCGTAGTCGAATGGTTCAAGATTACCGGCTCCGATGTGCTAGAGCGCACCGAGATTAAATGCCAGTGGATTCCGGTATTCCCTGTATACGGCAACGAGATTGACGTTGACGGCAGGGTGGAGCGGTCCGGCGTGATACGCAACGCCAAAGACCCGTTCAAGATGTACAACTACTGCATTACCTGCGCTACTGAGGAAGTGAGCCTGCGCCCCAAGACGCCGTTTATCATGGCAGAGGGGCAGGATGAGGGCTATCAGGATGAATGGGCTAATGCCAACTCGGTAAGCTACTCATCGCTCAAATACCGGCCTGTGAGCCTGGGCGGAACGTTAGCGCCGCCGCCACAGCGGCAGGCGATGGCCGATGTGCCGATGGGCATGCTGGCTATGATGCAGCACGCGGCGGACAACAAAAAGGCAACGACAGGGCTGTTTGATGCGTCATTCGGTGCCAAAGGAACGGCTACCAGCGGCGTGCAGGAGCGCGAGCAGCAGGCGCAGGGAGATGTGGCTAACTTCCACTACGCCGACAGCCTGAACATCACTGAGCGGCACGTCGGGCGCTGTCTGGTGAGCATGATCCCCAACTATTACGACGCGGCGCGCACGGTGCGGCTGTTGGGCGAGGATAACACCGCATCGCAGGCCAAAATCAACCAGCCATACGACAAAAAAGCCAAGGGCGGCGGTGTTAAAACCGTGATGCATGACCTGACGGTGGGCAAGTATGACGTCACCGTGTCCGCAGGCCCAAGTTTCGCCAGCAAGCGGCAGGAAGCGGCTGAGTTCCTGACCGCTGCGATGCAGGCGGCTAAAGACCCTGTGTTTAACCAGATCGTCACCTATCAGGCGTTCAAGAATCAGGACGTCCCCGGCGCCGAAGAAGCGACCAAGATGATGAAAAGGGCCATGCCGCCGAACATCGTTGAGGCCGAGGACGAAGACGATCAGGAACCGACGATGCAGACGCCGCACGGCCCGATGCCGATATCGCAGGTGCCGCAGTTGATCGAACAAATGGGCGCAGCGCTGCAAAACGCTGAAAAAGCTCTGGATCAGGCCAAGGCCGATCAGGTCGAGAACCAGAAAAAAGAATTGCTCATCAAGCAATCGGCGGAACAGACGCGCCATTTCGACGCAGAAACCAAGCGCTTCGAGTTCGAGGCAAGCGCGAAGGCGCAGCAGGAAGAAATCGCCATCAAGCGCATGGATGCGAAGACAAAGCGCATTTCAGCCATCAAGGATGCGCTGATGCCGCAGTCAACTGGCGACGGAGAACAGCCATCCGGCCCATCTATCGACGAAGTGACCCGCGTGCTGAGCGAAACGCTTGCCGAACCTGCGCCGATACCGCAGTTCATGGAAATTACCGCGCCCAGCGGTAAGACATTCAGAGTTGAAGTACCGCAGGATGGAGCAGGTGAAATGAACATCACGGCTCCGAGCGGCCAGCAGATGAAAGTCACACTGCAATGAAAATTAACAGGTAACAACTATGGCCACCGGCACAATTAAATGGTTTGCACAGGGCTTGCTCGATCTGGGCAACAAGATACACAACTTATCCAGCGATTCGCTGCGTCTTGGCATCGTTACCAGTGCAACCGTGCCAACGCTGTCCACAGCAGCTCCACACTGGGGCGGCACTGGAACCACCAACTTTGCAACCAATCAGGTAGGCACCGGAGGCACGCAATACACCGGGCCTAAGACGCTCGCGTCCGTGACGTGGACGCTGGTATCAAACGTGCCAACGCTGCGCGTTGCTGACATTGTGATGACGCAGGATGCATCAGGCTTCACGACCGGCGCATACGGTATTCTTTACAACAACACGGACGCGAACAAGCGTGCTCTGGGATTCGTGGAATTGCGCTCTGCCGGTAATTTGTCGTTGGTTGCGAGCGCGGTAACGATTGACTGGGGCGGCGCGGGTACTGACGTGCTGACGATTACTCAATCGTGATACCAGGCGGCGCACGGCCTTATGTTGGCGGAGGGCCTACTGCGCCGACATGGAACGGCGTGCCTCCGCTGTCGTTCGCGCTGGACGAAATCAAGTCTGTGTCGGTTACGGCTTATGTCGATGATTACAGTTCCGGCACTGACGTTATAACGCTCGATGTGACCAGTGCGGCCTTGCCTACAGGATTAACGTTCAACGGCACGCAATATGTATCAGCCGGCTCGCAGTCGATTGGTGACACGGCTCTCGTATACCTGAGCATCAGCAGAAGCGGCGGGGCTGGCGTGCGCAGTCCGGCGATGACGATACACGTCGCTGATGTGCTGCGGTTCAGGACTGTGCCAACGATTAACTTTGATCTTGGCGATGCGGAGAATGTTGATGTTGAACCGTATCTGATTAACCCGCTTTCGCTTGATGTTGACTATTCGCAGATTGGAGCGTCGCTACCCTCCGGCGTCACTTTCAACGCTGGCTCGCATCAATTTGAGTATGACGGCGGCGGCGCTGCCGGAACGACTACCGGAGCGCAATTGCAGGTAGATCTGGAAGCGGCCCCTGGACTGACGCATCTTTTTCTAGGATCTGACCCAGACTGCCCGAACTGGTCGCTTTCCATGAAGCACGTAACCGCTTCATTCTGCCCGGCGAATAACCGCATGTATTTTCATAACGGAGACTACCGGCCCGGTGGCAGCCGTTACCCCGGCCTGACTCTGACCGATCAATCTTACTGTCAAGAAATGTGGTCGCTGGATATCGCGGCTCGTTTGGCAGACCCTACTAACGTAGCGGCGGGCTGGCGCTTTGAGTATTCCTACATCGGCAATGGTGGCAGCACCGTTCAGCCGAAACACCCTGATTTTTGCGGGTTGCCTTGGGACACAACGCGAAATGTGTTCTGGATGGTTCCGGGCACTCTTGTGGCGGCGAGTCAGAACGCGCCGGGAGAAACGTCTGGCACAGTGAGCGATACCAATTTCCGCTGGTATGAAATGATGCAGTTCAATGTTGGAACCAATGTTTGGTCTACTTTCCCTGCTTACGGTGTTGGGCCTGATTTTGGCGAAACATGGATGTCGATCTACGACCCGGTACGCGACAGGCTGGTGCGCTCTGGATTGAATGGCGGCTCTGGCGGGGTGCTCAATATTTTTGACTGCGCTGCAACGACATGGCTATCCGCAGTGGGTATGGGCGAATGGCCCGTAAGCCACCACACCATACGAATATCAAAGCAGTATCTTGCCGCCGACATGTCGGCGCGTTTCGTCTACGCCATTGACGACACCGAGCATCGCGTATTGCGATTCAGTCTGGACAGCAGTTACGCGGTTACGGACATGTTGGCCGCTCCTGGCGCTGCATGGCCATCAGACAATGACGCCTTTCTGCTCTTTAACTCAGTGCATCGCGTACTGGAATATTTCAACCTGACCGAGAGTGTGATCTACACAGCGCCGGTAGATTCATTGCCGCTCGTCTGGACGCAGAGCGCCGATTTCGGTCGTCATGTACGCATGGGCGGATACGACCCGGTCAATGACGTGTCGGTGTGGTCGGGGGGTGTTGCGGAAGACGCCAACAATTTAATTACGTTCTACCAGCACACATGACCAGCGTACAGAGCAACACATTCAATATCGTCATCACGGATACGTCAGCGCTTCCGTCATGGCTTGCGGGTAAATCAGTGAACGAGTGGGTAGCAATTCCCAATTCGCAACTGACTGACTACGCTAATTTCAGCGATGCCTATATCGTAGGCCTTGGCATGCCGCTCCCTAGCACGCACAGCAATACCATGACGTGGGGTCCAAATAAATACGGAGCCAATGCTGACAACGGACGCACCGGCGAAAGTTGGGCGGTAGGCGGCGGGCATACCACTTACTCCGGCATGATGTTTGACGATCAGTTAAGCCGCGTGATAGTCGGCGGCGGCGATTCTCAGTGGGCCGAGAACTCCATGCACGCATTTGAATACGCTCACGATACGCCGGTGTGGGTGCAAAACATTATCGCTAGTTGCCACAAGGATTATTTCAAAACTCCGAGCACGCACCCCAGCACATACCCAACCCCAACAGGCGGCGACGATACCCGCTTCTTCCGCATGTATGACGGCAGCCGGCGCGGCGGGCACAGTTACTGGGCACCGCAGTTCTTGCGTGCTCGCAACTGGCTGACATTTTTCGGACAGCAGCAGGCATGGCCGGTGGACTTCGGGTTTGATCCAGAGGTGCATGTTGGTGATTTGGATACGGCTTTGTGGCTTGCGACCAACCCCATTGCAGATCGCCCGGCATTTGCCAATGACGAAGACGCATGGATGCAGAAGCATCCGCTTACCGAGGATATTTACTTTTGGGGATCGGGAGGCATCCTGCGTAAGTGGGATGAATCGAGCAACGCCTACTCATCGGTGCTAGACCTGTTCAGCACGCACGACGGCGCGCGACTGACTGGATCGATTGACTGGACAAATAACTACATCCTGTTCGCAAGCGGTGGTTTAGGCGGCTACACACACACTAATTTCCTTGTCGATCTGAGTTCGCCTTCTAAAGTTGATGTGACGGTCGTTGGCCCTTACGCGAGTGAATACATCGTCTATAGAAATGGCGGCCTGTGGTGGTGTCCCGATCAAGGGCACCACCGATTTTACAAAGACGATGGCTTCGTCTACAGCGTAACGCGTACCGGCTCCGCAGAGGTAACGGTGGATCGCGTGAGTATGACCGGCACCGGGCCAGTGGATCAAGCCAGCCAGAACAATAAAGCGGGCGGCATTCTGAACAACATGCAATACGACTTCAATCTCAATGGCATGGTGCTGCGCCTCGGCGACGCTTTGCCGATTTATTTTATGAGGACGGCGTAATGTCACGCACCATACTAACAACCGGCCTTGCGCTTAAAGCGCGTGTCATCTGGGGCGTCGATGATGACGGTGTTCAGAGGGTGTTCAAATCCTTCAATTCGTCCGGCGTTCGCAATGAAGATTTAGTCAACGCTGACATGACGGTAAGTGGCACTCTTTCATACAGTGATATCACCTGGGCTGGTGGGTCTAGTGGCGTGCCTAAGACGCTTAAAACAGTAAAGTCCATCAGCGGCAGCTATGTGCAGTTCGGCACCAACAAGCCGTATATCGATGACAGTACCGTTTACACCAACGGCCTGTTGATGATCTATACCGGGCTTGCGCCAGCCGAGGGCGTGGATCAATTCGCTACCCGAGATTCGGGTGGGCGTATTCCAGCGCCGTCGGCAGCGCCCAGCAACAAAATGGCGTGCCTGGCTTTAACGACAGTAATCGGCGCAAGCGCTGCGGATGTGGCTTCTGGCAATCAGGTCACGATGGCCAACCAGCAAATACAGTCGCGCACCGATGGGCATTTCTATGTCGGTGAATCCAATGTTGCAATACTGGAAGACACCGGATCGACGGACGCGGTAAACACGCTGACCGGGCAGGGCGCTATCAGTAAATTGCTGGCGGATGCGAGCGGCAACTTTTGGACGAAATCTACTGCGCTATTCATGATTATTGGCGACGACTACGCCAATTCAGCGGCTCGCCTCGCGGCTTTGCAGCCTTATCACAACGATCCATACGGAACGATTTTTGAAGCGCCGGTTGGCGGCGGTAACGCACGCGCAAGATTTTCAACATTACTAGGAGTATGAAATGAGTGACAATGTAACAACGAGCGCGGGCACCGGAGACGGCGCAACTTTTGCTTCCGATGATATAGGAGGAATTCAACATACGCGGGTAAAAGCGGGCTTCGGCGTTGACGGTTCATACGTGGATGTGAGCGCCACTGATCCGTTGCCGGTTGCGCTGCCGTCCGCGACCACGGCATTTCTGGATGGACTGGAAACGCTGATTGGCGCGACGAATACCGCTCTGGCTACGATGGACACTCACGTAGACGGCATAGAAGCGCTGCTTGGCACGAGCAACACGGCCCTGCAGCTGATCGACAATTCCGCAGTTGACCACGACGCGGCTACCGTAGCGGGCGTCACGCAGATAGGTCTTGTGGCGCGCAGCACGGAGCCGACTGCGGTAGCGTCAGCCGACGCGACGAAAGCGCTTGGAACGCTTCTCGGTAAGCAAGTCATGTTGCCGTTTGCGATCCCTGCATCGACATTGCAATACGCGGCGGCAACATCAGGCATTACCAATACGTCAGACGTTGCAGCAGTAGCCGCGGCTGGCTCCGGTATCCGCAACTACATTACCGGGGTTCAGGTCATCAACGGCCATGCGACGGTTAGCACCGAAGTAGTGATTAAAGACGGCTCTACGGTGATCTGGCGTGGTTTTGCGCAAGCGGCTGGCGGCGGGTGTGCGGCGAAGTTTTCACCGCCCTTGCGCGGCACGGCAAACACGGCCATAAATGTTGCCAACATCACGACCGGCAGCGCAACGTATTTCAACCTGCAAGGCTTTGTCGCTGCTGAATAATGACGATAGGCGCACTATTTTTCTCGGCGTGGTATGACGGCGCTGTACCGTTTGGTACAAGCCCGTTTGATAACGACTATGATTCAACCGCGCCGCCTATAGGGGCGTTCGCGTTCCTGAAGGGCTATGGCATAGGCAGCGGGCATATCAATTGCACGCCGGGCAATGCTGTGGCCGATGGTGTTACGGCCAGCATCACGCTAAGTCAGATTGCGCAGTGTGAAGTGGGTAATGCTGTGGCGGATGGCGTTACCTGCACGATTATTGCGGCAGCGGCACCTGTCGATGACCCCGGACGCAGCGGCGGACTTCCGCAGCTTATGTACGCGCCGCGCAAGCGCGAGTCAGAAGCCGACAAGCTGCGACGGCGTATCAAGTTGGGCATCATCAAGCCGGAAAACACAGTCGAGGAAGTCAGTCTATCCGATGATGAGTTGCAGGCCCGCAAAGAGGCCATTCACATGGAAATTGCTTTGCAGGCGCAGATGGCAGAAGCCGCTCAGTACCGTGCCCAGATCGAGCGCATGGAGGCGATGCAGCGGGATCGCAACAGCAAGATTATCGAGCAGCAGTTATTGCGCAAGAGGCAGGAAGAACAAATGGCTCAATTGCAGGCAGAGGCCGCGCAGGAGCATGCCGAAATGATCGACGTTGCCTATGCTGCTAAGCAGGCGATTGACGCTATACGAAACAGGAAAAGATCATGAACGAAAATGAATCCTCTTTAATCACGTTGACATTCCAGAGCGCAAATGGGAAAGCCGTTGACTTTTCCGAGGCTGAATACAACGCACATTTATCCGAGTTCTCAGAGGTAGCGCAACGATTTGATTACCGTCTGGCAGGCTACCGTCTTAACAGAGCTGTATTTACGTCCAAGCCGCCCGCGCCGGTCGCGCGTTAATTAAACGGAGATACCCCTTGACTGAGGAAGTAGTAAGTGCTACAAGTCCGCCTGAGCTTGCCAATACGGAAGTTCAAAGCCCCGCCACGGTAGCGGAAGAACAGAAGACCGAAATACCCGCCCCTGGTGCGGAAGAACAGAAACTGGAAGAAGTAGCGGAGACCCCTGAGCAGCAGGCCGCGAAACAAGAATCCCGCCGTCAAAAAGCCGCAAGGCGAGCCGCAGCAGATTTAGCAGCGGCGCGCACCGAGGCAAGGATTTATCGTGAGCAGCTTGAGGCAAAGGAAGCTAAGCAGGCCGTTTCCACGGAGCAGCCGGAACCTAGGCGCGAGGATTTTCCAGACGACTATCAATATATTAGGGCCGTGAATGCTTACGACACTAAGAAAATGCTCGATGCGGAAAAGGCCGAACGCAAAGCAACCGAAGGCAAGCAAGCGCAGAGCAGGCAGAGCGAAGCAAGCGAGAAAATAGCGAAGGCTTGGGAAGATCGTGAAAAATCGTTTGCGGCAACAGCCAAGGATTACCATGAAGTGGTCGGAGAATTCGCAGAGGAAGGGTTGCATAAACTTTCGATGCAGTTCCGAACCGCGATTGTTGAGTCCGAAGCTGGCCCGGCACTCTTACATTACCTTGCTAAAAACGAGGAAGTTGCTGACCGCATAGCCGCACTGTCTCCGACGCGGCAAATCATTGAGCTTGGAAAACTTGAAGATAAGGTGTCCAAGCCCGCAACACGCACAACCAATGCACCCGCACCAACCCGGCCTGTAAGCGCGAGTTCTGGAGGCAACAAGGACATAGCAAAAATGTCCCCGATGGAGTTTAGAGCTTGGTCTAAGGGAAAAGGGGTGAGATGGGCGCAAGGATGATTTAAATAACCGCAGGGCGCCGTCGTGAGACGACCGCCAACCCCAGCCGAGAGGCTCGGAATCCTGCTTAAAACGGAGCTTCATCATGTCAAACGTATTAGTTACGTGCGCTTTAATAGCAAAAACAACGGTGCCTATTCTCAAGAATATGCTCGCGTTCTCGGCCAATGTAAACCGCACTTATGAAGATGAATTTGCCAGCAACATGGCGCGAGGGTATGCGCCGGGGCAGACGATCAATATCAAAAAGCCGCCGCGTTACACCTACCGCGCCGGCCGCGTTGCCGTCCCGCAAGCCACTGTAGAGACCACCGTACCGCTGACCGTCAATCAAGGCGGCTGCGATATCAACTTTAACAGTCTTGAGCGCACGCTGTCTCTGACTCGCCTTGAGCAAAAGCTGGAAGCAGCCATTGCGCCTGTCGCCAACGAGATCGACCGCCAAGGTCTGGCGCTGGCGCATTACGCCACTTTCAACACGCTGAACCCGACTGGCGCATTGCCGACCACGCAGGCGCTGGCACTGGCCGCGATAACCGGCGTGAACCGGCGCTTGGATGAAATGGCCGCTCCCGTTAAAGACGGCGGACGCAACCTGATTATGAATCCCGCACTTAATGGCGCGATGATTCAGGGTTATGCCGGGCTGTTCAATATGTCCGAGAAAATCAGCGGGCAGTATCGCACCGGCTATATGCAGGATTCATTCGGCATTCATCCGGGAATGGATCAGAACGTTGATGTGCATACCAACGGTGCAGCGACGGCGACCAACATCAACGGCGCGAACCAGACCGGCTCTGCTATCACAGTCGTTGCTGTAGCGGCGGGCACACTGACACGCGGCACCGTTATCCAGTTGCCCGGCGTGAACTCGGTTAATCCTCAGTCGCGCCAGACTACCGGCGTTCCTATGGATTTCGTTGTAACGGCGGATGCACTGGTTGGTGCCACCACGATCAACGTCAGCCCTCCTCTGGTGACTTCCGGCGCATTCCAGAATGTCAGCGCAAGCCCGACGACCGCAGCGCCTTACGTGATTATCGGCGCGGCATCCACGGCCTACGCTGCGAATATCGGCTTTCACAAGGATGCATTTACCTTGGCGATGGTTCCGATGTGGCAACCTCCTGGCGGCAAAGGCGTGGTCGATGTGTATCAGGAAACGGATGACGGATTCACCGTCAAAGTCACGGAGATTTACGATGGCGTGAATGACAATTCGCTGATTCGTATCGACGTGCTCTTTGGGTGGGCCGCGACGTACCCAGAGCTGGCCGTCAAGTACTACACCGTGTAATCCAACCCTTTAAAGGAAAAATATCATGTCAGTTTTACTCAGCCGCAATTATGGGCCTTACCTTTCCGGGGTTACGGTTACGCTGGACGAAAATACGGAATCGGTGCTTGTCGCGCAAGGCTTTGGATCGCTGGTCGCTAATAGCGCATCCGCTGACGCCAATCTCGGCGCACCTTATATGCCGGTCTCGCAGGGCGGCAATGTGTCCTCTGGTCCGCAAGCCGGTATCGCAGCAGCAGCGTATTACCAGGGGCCGCTTAACTGGCCGTGTATCAACCTTGGCAGCGCAGCCCTGACCGGCTACGAAACCAACGGTGTTGCGCAGACAGCGGGCACCATGAACCTGACCGAAATCTATGTCCCATTCGCTCAGACATGGACCGGCGCCGGGATCCTCAACGGTACCACGGTGGGCACGCATAAAGTGTTGACCGCTCTGTATGGCACTAACGGCGTGTTGCTGGCTAACTCGGCGGTGGCGGGTGTAACTTCTGCGAGTGCTTCGGTATTCCAGAACATCGCATACACGTCGCCGATCGCGCTGGTTCCGGGACGCTATTTCCTTGGATTCCAGTATGAAGGCACCACGCCGACCCCTCGGCATTTGCTGGCCGCGAATGGCAGCAATGTATGCACGGGAACGCAGGCCGGAACTTTCGGCACTGTGCCCGCGACGCTGACCACTATTCCGGTCACGTTCACAACCGCAGTCGGGCCGATCTGCCAGCTCTACGTGTAGTGGTTTCTTAGCTATGACTTAACCGTGGCGGGCTTCGGCTCGTCACGCTTTTCCCTGAAAGGCTGACCGTTGCCATCGCCATCCACAGTATTGCAGTTTATCGAAGATGCTCTGGGGCTTACCAACAGCGTCGGCGCAGACCAGACGCTAACAGCGCGGGAAACCTCCGACTGTCTGCGCGTCTATAACGACTTGCTGGAGCAAATGTCCACGCAGGGAATGTCTGTTTACGGGCAGGCGAACCAGACCTTTAACACCATTGCGAATCAGGCCGTCTACAGCATCGGCGCAGGCGGAGACTTCAATACGGTATGGCCCGCGTCCATCAGCGAACCGGCCTATGCCACGATTCAGGGCGTCACATTTCCTTATACCTGCATCACGCAGCAGGATTACAACCTTATCGGCTACAAGGCGCAGTCTGGCGGCGGCACAGACCTCGCGCAGTTCTATTTGTATGTCAACGCCTTCCCGTTGGGGCAAATCACGCTGTGGCCCGTTCCTAGCGCGATATTCCCCATAACGTTCACTATCGGCACGGTGCTGACTGCGGTAACCAGTGCCAGCCAGACGGTGACTTATCCCGTGGGTTACGCCAAGGCGTTCAAATACGCGCTGGCTGTCGAATATGCGCCGATGTTCGGCAAGCAGATTACCAAGTATCCGGATGTGCTGAAAATCCACATCGACACGATGGCCGATATCAAGCGCATGAATTATCGTCCGCGCGTGCTGCGCACCGACCCGGCTTTGATGGGTAATCGCAACGCCGGTAATTGGCGGGGATGATGGGCAACCGCATCTCCCTTTTCGGCTTGGGGCAGCTTTCAAAGTCGAGTTTTGTGACGGCCAAGGTTTTGCAGAATATGTACTGCGAGCAGCGGCCCGCTGGCGAAAAGTCCGGGCTGGTGGCTTATGGCACGCCCGGAGAATTGCTGTTTGCTGACTTCGGCGCGACACCGTGCCGGGGCGCTCTTGAGTTTGAGCCGGGCAGTGTTGCCTACGTAGTCCATCGCGGCACTTTGTGGGAAATCAACAATGCCGGGGTGAAGGTTTCACGGGGAACATTGCTAAGCGCGAGCGGGCGTGTGTCGATGGCACATAACGGCGTGCAGGTAATGATAGTCGATGGCGCATCCGGCTACATCTACAACACGCAGACGACCGTTTTTGCGCAGATTACGGATACGGATTTTCCGGCGAATCCAACCACGGTCACGTACCTTTCGCGCCGATTCATCATCAGCCTCTTGAATTCCAGCCGCTTCTATTGCTCGGATATCGACAACGGGCTGTCATGGGATGCGCTTAACTTCGCCAATGCGGAAACCAACCCCGACCCGATCATTGCGGTATTCGCCAGCAATGGGCAGTTGATTCTGATGGGCGCGATCAGTTGCGAATACTGGGGTAACTCTGGCGCTCTGGATTTCCCTTTTTCGCTGATACCGGGCACCGCCACGGAATGGGGCATTGCGGCGCGCTTTTCCATTGCCAAATACGACAATACGCTGGCCTATCTGGTGCGCAACCGCACCGGGCAGGTGATTCTGGCGAAGCTCAATGGTTACCTGCCGCAGCCAATATCTACGGTTGATTTTGACGCCATTATGAATAGTTATGGCGATGTGTCGAATGCCTCGGCTTATAGCTACATGCTGGGCGGTCATCCGATGTACGTGATTACCTTTCCGTCTGCCGGTAAAAGCTGGCTGTATGACGGCAGCACCGGCATGTTTACGATGCTAAAGGGCTTTCAGGATACGCGGCATAACGGCGAGTTTTCGTTCACGCTGCTGGGCCGCACCATCGTTGCCGACTACGTTACCGGCAGGCTTTATGTTCTGACGGCTACCGCGCTGACCGATAACGGCGCATCCATCGAGCGCGAGATTGTCAGCGAGACCCTGGCCAATCAGGACTTGGGATTTATTGAACTGGATTGCCTGCGTGTTGATGTCGAGGTGGGCGTAGGGATTACCACAGGGCAGGGCAGCAACCCGCAGATCGGTCTGTCGATATCACGCGATAACGGTAAAACATGGGGCGCGCAGATGTGGAAAACCGTTGGCGCTATCGGTGAATATTTGACGCAGGTGGAGTGGCGCAGGCTCGGGACGGCGCGGCAGGCCACTTTTAAATTATCGCTTACAGACCCGGTGCCGTTGGTGCTGGTGTCCGCTGTTCTAAATCCGGATAACTGATATGGCACTGATTGGACAACCACCGACCACGCCCGTAGACACGGCGGACACGGATAAGCAGGGCCGTATGGTCAAGCTCGCGCCGCCGTCCGAAGGCTGGCGCAACTTTTTCTCCAACGTGTTCAATATCTGCAATGCGCTGACACTGAGCGGCACCACGGTGCAGCGGCCCTCGGTGGGCCTGTGGACTGGGCGCATCTTTTGGGACTCAACACTGCAAATACCTGTGTATTACGCCGGCGGCGGCGTCTGGAAAAATTCCGCAGGAGCGCCGGTATGACGTTACCCGCTGGAGTTTCGATTAAGCACCATTTCATGTATGCCAAGGAAAACATCATTTCGGCAGGCATGAAGGTGCCGCAGCACAGGCATAAATACGATCACTACTCGATGCTGGTCAAAGGCTCTGCGGGAGTGCAGGTGGACGGTAATACGGTTCTCTACACGGCTCCAGCGCTCATCCTGATTGAAGCGGGCAAAGAGCACATGGTCACGGCCATTACCGGCGTGGAGTGGTGGTGTCTGCATGAAACCGATGAGCGCGACGTTGCGAAAATAGACGCCGCAGTAGTGGAGGATGGCGTTGAACTTTCTTAAAATATCTTCGGGTATCGACGTTATGCCGCTGGCTATGGAACTTGCGCGCCAGCCTGAGCTATGGAATCAGATCACGACACGGCTGGCCTTTGCGGGCAGCCCGCACCGCGAATCCGACGATATCTGGATGCGCTACAAGGATCAGTCCGCGAACATCGCCAGCGGTGACTTTAGCGACTTTGCCGACGAACACGATCCTATCTGGTATCCGGCGTTTTACAAGTTGCCGTCATCGGCAAAGTTCATTTTTGACCTGATGGCCTATGTCAAAGCGGAACGGCTCGGCGGCGTGATTATTTACCGCGTGCAGCCCGGCAAGCAGATTTACCTCCATGCCGATCAAGGATGGCACCCGGAGTATTACGACAAATTCAACCTTGCGATTCAAAGCCAGCCGGGATGTGCTTTTTACTATCCGGATCAGGGCGAAGCAATGGAGCAGGTGACAGGCGATATGCACTGGTTTCGCAACACCGTGCGGCACGGCGTCATCAATAAAAGCGATCACGATCAAATCATCATGACGGTGTGCGTACGAACGCATGCCAGCGGTTCCAAGGAGAAATAACAATGCCTTTCGCATGGGCGGCAGCAATTGGGGCGGTGGCGTCTGTAGCGTCCGGATCAATGGGCGCGAGTGCGGCAGGTTCAGCCGCCGATGCTCAGTCGGCGAGCGCGGCACAGGCTACGGCAGAGCAGCGCCGGCAGTATGACCTATCACGCGCCGATCAAGCGCCATTCCTGAATACCGGCACGGCGGCTAATGTCCGCTTGCGTCAACTGTTGGGGCTGGGAGGTCCAAGCACCAGCAATGCCGCAGAACTGGGCACGATGCAATTACCGAACGGCAGCAGCGTTTTGCAGGAGGCAGAGCGCCGTTCTGATGCAACCGCCGTGCCCGCTGGCAATGTGCCGCTGTCGTGGTACCGCACCAATGACCCTACATTCTACAATCAGACGCTGCAAAAGTATGTGCCGCAGATATTGCAGGATTTCAACATTAATCCGGCTACCTCTGGAGGTCAAGCGGGCGGTCAGGCAGGCGGTGAGGACGGTTCGCTGCTGCGTAATTTCAGTTCTGCGGATTTGGCCGCAGACCCGGTTTATAACTCCGGGCTGCAATTCGGGTTGGATCAGGGCGCGGCGGGCATCAACAGCCGCGCGATAGCGCAGGGCGGATACGACTCCGGCGCGACATTGAAGGCGCTGACCCGCTTCGGCAACGACTACGGCAGCACCAAGGCCAATGAATCGTATAACCGATTCAACCAGAACCAGACCAACATTTACAACAAGCTCGCTGGCGTGTCCGGCACCGGGCAGGTGGCCGCAGGGCAGGTGCAGCAGGCAGGTAGCAATGCCGCGAATAACATTTCGGAACTGGATACGCAGGCCGGTAACGCGCGCGCAGCGGGTATTGTCGGCGGCGCCAATGCATGGGGAGGCGCTCTGGGCGGTGTCACTAGTGCCGCAAATAGTTATAACAACAATCAAATATTGCAGCAGTTGCTAAAGCGTAACGGCACATCAGGCGGAAGCTCCTACAGCGGAGCGTTGAATGGTGTCTCCGGCTATTACGATCCTTCTAGTGGAGACTTCGGATAATGCCGCTAAATCCAAATATCATCCTTGGCGTGCAGCCGCCACAGATTCAGCAGCAAGACCCGCTGTCGAATTACGCTAAGGTCATCGGCATACAAAGCGCGCAGCAGCAGGGGCAATTGCAGGGGCTGCAATACGATCAGGCGAAGCAGGGTATGGCGGATGAATCAGCCATACGTAGCGCCACCATTCAATCAGGCGGCGACTCCGCTGTATTGCGTAAATTGTTGCAGCAGCAGGGCGCTTACAAACAGTTGCAGGCGCTGGATAAATTCGATCTTGAGAATAAATCGAAGCAGTCAGAGATTGCAAAAAACACGTCCACCGCCAATAAAAACGATATCGATACCGCCTTTAAAAAGGCAGAACACTTAGGCGCTATCTTCGATTACGCAAAGGACAAGCCCGACGCATGGCCCGGCGTGCGCGCGCTGGTAGTGCAGATCAATCCCGAAGCTGACGCGAAACTGCCGCAGCAATTCGATCCTAACTATATTCAGGCGAAGATTGCCGAGGGACAGACTATTACCGAACGGCTCAAGGCGGCGCAGGCAGCGCAGAATAATGCCACCACAATTCGCGGTCAGGATATGACCGCAGCCACTGCGAAGGAAGGCCAAGGCGTCACGATGCGCGGGCAGGATATCGGCGCACAGACGGCACGCGAAGGCCACGGCGTGACCATGCGCGGTCAGAATATGGTCGATGCGCGGTCGCGGCAAACGCTGGATCAAGGCAAATGGCAGAACGATCTGGCGCGCGGCATACAGGTCAATACAGCCACGGGAGAGTCTCGCCCCATCACGGCAAATGGTGCGCCCATAGAGGCTAAAAACGACGCTCCTGAAGCCATGCTGAAAGCAGCCGGTTACGCTGACCGTATGTCTAAGGCATCCGGACTACTGGATAAATTCTCCGCTGATGGCAAGCCCGGTATCGTGGAAAGCGCGGCGGGAAGGTCTCCGATAGCCGCGAATCTTTCGCGCAGCCCGGAGCGCCAGCAATACCACCAAGCGCAAGAGGATTGGGTAAGAGCGAAGCTGCGTCAGGAATCCGGCGCAGTCATTGCTGACGAGGAAATGGCGCGAGAGATCAGAACGTATTTTCCGCAGATTGGCGATAAACCGGGCGTGATAGCGCAAAAAGAACAGGCGCGAAAAGTGGCTGAAAATGCCATGCGCACCGCTTCGGGCAGGGCTAAGAGCGCCATACCCTCAGAGGCCGCACCCAAATCCGGCATCAAGTTTCTGGGCTTTCAATAATGCCTATCGCCAAGGTGCAGATTGATGGGCGCATAGCGATGTTTGACGTGCCGGAAGGAACTACGCCGCAGCAGGTGGAAGCCCAGAAACTTGAAAATAGGTCTCAGTTCTCAGCGCCCGAAAAATCATTTGGCCGCAAGGCTTTTGATGCGGCGGCGAATATCGGATCAGGCGCACTGAGCGGCGCTGGGAGCATAGGCTCAACGATACTTTATCCAGTGGACAAGGTGACGGATTTAGTCTCTGGCGATAACCGAAACAGAAATAAGGAGCGCCGCCAAAGCATAACGGAGACGCTGCAAAACCTCGGCGCTGACCCCAGTTCCGGCTTTTATCAGGCTGGCAAGCTGGGCGGCGAAATAGCGGGAACCGCTGGCGTCGGCGGTGTGGCGGCTAACCTTGCCACACGGGTTCCGGGACTTGCTGCTGCTGCACCGGAACTAATAAGCGCGGTTAGAACGTCTGGAATGACCGCAGGGCCATCCACAGGCATTGCGAACATGGCGACAAGGGCGGCAGGCGGCGCTATCTCTGGCGGTCTGTCTGCGGGGCTTGTAGACCCATCGCAGGCCGGAACGGGCGCTCTAGTTGGAGGCGCTTTACCGCCTGCCATTGCCGGCGCTGGGAAACTGGGTAGTGCAATCGGAACGTCATTACGCGGTGCTACACCATCCGCAGAGGTAAATCAGCTTGCTTCCCGCGCCAAGCAACTCGGTATCGACATTCCGGCTGACCGGCTCACCGACAGCAGGCCGCTTAATGCGGTGGCGTCGGCGCTCAACTACGTGCCTTTCAGTGGGCGTGCGGCTACTGAAAACCTGATGGAGCGCCAGCTAAACACGGCGGCGTCTCGGCTGGTGGGGCAGAACACGCCCAATATGACGCAGGCACTGCGGCAGGCGAGCGTTGATCTTGGAAACAAGTTTGAAACGACGCTTAAAAACAACGTGGTGAAAGTCGATAACACGTTTATGAATGAGCTTGCATCGGCTGAAGCGCTGGCTAAAAAAGAACTCGGCAGTGACGCATTGCGTCCGATACTGAATCAACTCGATGAAATTCTGGCTAAAGGCGGCAGCGGTCAAATTGACGGGCAGGCGGCATACAACATTAAACGCAGCCTTGACCGCATCGGACGGCGCAATACGCCAGAGGCTTACCACGCGCTGGAATTAAAAAATGCGCTGATGGGTGCGCTGGATCGCTCGCTAGGGCCACAAGAGGCTGCGGCTTTCGCCAAGACGCGGGAGCAATACGGCAACATGATCGCGCTGGAAAAGATCGCCAAGAATGGCGCGGAAGGCGATATTTCAGTGGCGCGACTCGCCAATATGAAAAACATCAATAACGATTCGTTGCAGGAATTGGCCGATATCGCATCGCAGTTCGTGAAACCACGCGAGGGGCAGCATGGGGCGATGCAGCGGGCTTTGGTGGGTGGTGCCAGTGCCTTGCATGGCGGCCCGGCTGGATTGGCTGCGCTGGCGGCAGGCGGGCGGGGTATCAATGCAACGCTGAATAGCGACGCCGCAAGGTCATTTGTGCAGAACGTGCCTAGCGCTTCAACGCTGGGGAATCGCAGGCTTGAGGCTCTTTTGTCTCGGTCTCTGCCGCAGACAGTGGCCGACCAGTAAGGCCGCAATACAGACCCCATGCAAAAGCCGCAAACACGAGTACAACGGCCTTGATGATTACGTAATCAATGAATTCCATATGACGACAATAACACAAAAACCAGAGGTGAATAATGGCCGTTAAAGTATCGCCATACGGCCCAAAGCCGCAATTCGTGCTCGCCAGCGGATTACCCGCAGTAGGCAATAAGCTGTTTTTCTACGTCGCCGGGTCCGTCAATACCAAGCAGAACACCTACACGGATTCGACCGGCCTTGTCGCCAATACGAATCCGCTGGTTCTGAATGCGCTCGGCGAGCCTTCGACAGAAATATGGTTTACCACGGGGCAGTCGTACAAGATGGTGTATGCGCCATCGACGGATACCGACCCGCCAACGTCTCCGATCTGGACTATAGACAACCTGACCGGCATCAATGACACGACCACCACAATAGATCAGTGGGTATCGTTTACCGGCGCCCCGACATTTGTATCGGCTACCTCGTTTACTTTGGCGGGCGACCAGACCAGCACGTTCCACATTGGGCGGCGCGTCAAAACCACTAATAGCGGCGGCACGATCTACAGCACGATCAGTAATGCCGTGTTCGGCGCGGTGACTACAGTTACAGTAGTCAATGATTCCGGTACTCTGGACTTGGGTTTGTCGGCTGTTAGCTATGGCCTGCTGTCATATCAGAATCCGTCCATCCCGCAAATTATCTCAGCGGGCAATGGCGTAACCGTAGTCTGGGCGAATGGCCGCGCTACTATTTCATCGTCAGCCATTCAGCCGATTTACGCGATTACAGCTACGCGAGCATCCAATGCCGAGACAATAACGGTCACGCCTGCCACTGCCGCAAACCTGCAATTCAGGAGCGATGTAGCGGGCACAGGGACTTACACGGACATTGCATTTTCAGCGCCGATTACCCTGACGCTTTCCAGCGGTTCTACGGTAGGCGCAATAAATGCTGTGCCATTCCGCCTGTGGATCGTGGCATTCAATGATGCTGGTACCTTGCGGCTCGGCGCGGTCAAGACGGTATCCGGCACTGACATCATGAACTTCCGCGCAGACCTGGCTTACTCGGCTACAGCGGAAGGCGGCGCGGGGGCGGCGGACTCGGCGCAGGTCATTTACTGCGGTAATGCCGTGACCACTAAGGCGATTGTGATTCTGGGCTATCTGGAATACACGCTGGCGACGGTCGGCACATGGGTAACAGCACCGTCAAAGATTCAGATTTACCTGCCCGGCACGCCGCTCCCTGGTGACACGGTGCAGGAGGTCTCGCAGATAACCGGCGCCGCCACGTCAGGCACTACGGTATTGCCCGCCGATAACACGACGCCGCAAAACAACGAGGGCGACCAGTACATGACCAAGGCTATCGTGCCGAAGTCTGGGGCAAACCTGCTTGAGCATAACGTATTGGGCCATTTCGCCAGTTCTACTACCAACAATATGGGTATGGCGATGTTTCAGGATGCGACCGCAAACGCTCTGGCGTCATCGTTTTTTGTGTGCAGTGCGGCGAATATTGCGGGGCTGGCGCAGATTTATTATCGCATGGTGTCGGGCACGGTGGTATCGACCACGTTCAACGTTCGCGCGGGCGGCGGCTCGGCTGGCACTACGTCATTCAATGGCCGCGATGCCGGGACTGGATTCTTTAACGGCACGATAACCAGCTATCTCAAAATACGGGAAATCATGGCATGACCATCATCGCAACACGCTACCTGAACGACTCGCAGACTGATATCCCCGTAGTCGCAGGCCCGGCGACCATTGCGCTAAACGCCTACGGGTTCGGCCAATTGCCCGGCGTAATCAACTACGGCGGCACATACTATGACTGCACGCAACCCGGATTAATCAGCTTTTTTGACACAAATTCCGGGGTAGCGGCCCGGCGTCCCATGTGGACGGGCATCGGCAAGACCGGGCAGGATTGGATAAACGCGGTTTACGGCTGGATTTCGGCCTGTTCGTGGATGCACGTCCACGGAACGGCGGACGAGGGGCTGACGCAGGCTACTCTGGCTGGCTGGATGAAGCAGCACAAAGCGCGGCTGCGCTGCGGGGCGATCGTTGACTTCATGGTGTACATCCTGCCGCAACTGGGTGTGTACGCGCGCCGGGTGGGCGTGCTCACCGGCAAGGCGCCCAATGGCTACGATGACGGGCATATCTGCTTCGAGGCTTATCTAGGTGGGCGCTGGCGCTTCTGGGACTTAACAAACGGCGCCTACTATGCCGATGCGAACGGCGACCACCTGAACCTGAAAGAAATCATCGCCAAGGGCATCAATAACTGCGTGCGGGTGCGGGTCGATGCCGATCGGGATTTTTCCTGTGACCCGGCGGGGAGCATCTGCTTCGGCGTTTATTTCGAAACCATGCGCAAGACGCCGCAGGGCATGACGGACTGGTACGACCGCATTTTCGCCATTCCCTACGTGGGATCGACTGCGTTCATTCCGGCGCAATACGCTGGCAGCGCGGGCTGGGTGAACAGTCTGGGTATTGGTGTTGTCACAGAGGCATCGTGGAATGCCACGTTTTACCCATAATGACGCCTATGAAGATACGCGAAGAAGATGAGGCTGGCGGCTCCAACTATAAGGATCGGCGGTGGACGCTCGACAGAAAGCTAAGCCTATCTATATTGGGCACTCTCGCCGGGTTGATCGTTTCCATATTTATTGCTGGATGGAATTTTGGCAGTCGCGTTACGGTGATCGAACTTACCCAATCGAATCAAGGCGTCGCCGCGATAAATAGAGAAGCGGAGCAGCGCAGAACGGATGATAGGCAGGATGTGCGGACGCGAGAGGACAGCGTTTTAATGCGTGCTGAAATAGCGTTGATGGCCGCAAAAATTGATCGGCTGTCCGACCAAATTGGCAGGCTCCCGCGTTGATGGGCTGGCTCATGGCCTTCGTAATGACCCTCCTGTTAATCGCAAGCCTGCTATTTAACATTTACTTACTTGAGCATATTGATTGAGATTCTTGCGACAGTTGTAGTTTTGTGCATGATCGGAATTCTGGTTATTTTATTAATACTGGTTTGGGAGGATGGAAAATGAGTCCAATTTCGATATTGTTGATCGTGTTATTGATCGTTCTGCTTGTCGGCGCGTTCCCGGCATACACCCTGGCACCGCACTATGGTTACGGGCTTGGTGGTATCGGCGGGATTCTGCTGATTGTTCTTGTTGTGCTATTGCTTACGGGGCGGCTGTGAAATCCGCCGCGGCGATTCTGGCGCTGTGTCTCACCGGCTGCACCAGCATTCCATCGATAGAAGCCTGCGACACCGTGCGCTATACGCGGGACGGTCTTAAATACTCGGTGTCTTTTTCGGACTGCCACGTTCAGGTGAATGCGCCTGTGCCGGGGCTGAGGTGACATTATGAAACTAGAAATACATGTATCACCGATTGAAATCAATCTGAATTGTCGGAACGTCAACGCCGATGACTTTATCTACAAACAGTTGGCAAAACTTAATCTCATAATGGAGAAGCACATGGCAGCAATAGACGATATCAAGGCGGCAATCAAGGATGTGAAGGATGCGGCAGCACTGGAAACGCAGCAAGCAGCAGATCGCCAAACCCAATCCGTAGCAGCAATTCAAGCGCTGACGGATCAGGTAAAGTTTTTGCAAGATCAGATTAACCAAGGCAACCCTATAACGCCGCAGGATGTCACGGATATCATCACTGAATTGGGATCAGTCAAAACCCAAGTTAGTGGAATCATCCCTGACGTGCCAGCCCCTTGACGTACCGCCGTAGGGCTGCTGAATGGCTCTACGGCACCATTGTCGGTGCGCTGATACTCGGCACGCCTAGCATGTGGCTACGGGAATTGTGGAGACGGATAATAAAATGGCGGCGTTAAATTTCATCTGAATTTACATATCCATCTGAATTATATTCAGCGCGCTCATATACATGCTGACGCACCGCTACCATAGGCACGGTTTCCCAGTCGCTCCACGTGCCTATTGCAATGATCTCTCCCTCGTACCCAACGCTTTTGTATCGGTACTGCAATATCGGAGTACCCGTGCCGTCATTTTTTACAACATACCGCATTTCAATCATTTTTTTAGCTCCTAGTTGAATAATTGGCAGATGAACCGTGCGATTGCATACTGTCTGAGTGGTCTCTGTGGTGTCCGCTGAATAACTGGTCTCTGTGCAAAGACGGTACGCAGTGGCGTTATGAGGTTCGCTGGCGAACGGTGGTAACGCCTGCGGCTAATGGTGGGAACCTCTGCGGGCTACAGGGGGAGCGAAGGACGATTACGCGGGAGTGTCCGGCTTAGAAATTGGCGGCTGCGGACAAGGTGTTTCAATGGAGAATTCGACATTAGTGTCATCCTTGAATAAACATACCTTACGCTTGCCGTTCGGCAGACCTACCGATACGAATACATTCGCATCCTTAAACTCCGTAGCGGCGAGCGGCGGCTTACCGGAGTAGGTTACTGATTTAACTTTTGGCGGCTTTTTCATCATTCCCCCTTGGCTGCATGATCCTTCAATTGCGTCCATACGCAATCAGGACTAACGGTATATCTACGCCCCGGCGTTCCGTCAGATGTGGCTTCCGTAAAAATTCCAGTCGTCAGATCAACAAAAAAGAAATCAGGTATATCGTCTTTGACGGTGATGCTTGGAGCAACGAATTTACTAGGTTCATACTGGCAACTCATACCGGGGCTGGTCATTAGAATACCGTCTGCGCTGCACACCCCACTCCAAGAGTTACCGCGTTCATAGTATTTGCAGTCACCGCAGATTCCAACAGCGATGCGTTCTTCAAGAGTTTTCATCATTGCCCCTTGGCTGCTTTGCGCATTTCTTCTATTGCAACTACATACGCATTATTAAGTGACCCAACGTTGCGCAACTGCACCGCCAGCACCTTATCCAGCCTCGCCTGCAACTCGGCGGCTCGGCGCTCGGCTTGGGCGAGTTCGCGCTCCATTGCCCTTACTTTCTGTTCCATTTTTACAAACGCCATCTCGTCAGGATCATTTAGATACTCATCTAACATAGCATCCGTCCTCGGCGTCGGCCCGCCATCAATAGCGCCACCAGCACACTCTTGCGAATGCGCCGCGCCAGAGTCGATCATTGCTCTTGCGTGCGCAACACTGACAGGGGGTATGGGCATTTGATATGCGCCATCAGCACCTAGAATTTGCTTGGTTTCCTCAACAGAGAGTTGTGGTTCCTCTAGCAAGTATTCGATCATTTGCCGTGCTTCATCTGCGGTCAGAAGATTTGTTCCGCTTCGGTCGTGCGGATAATTCGGATTCGTGGCGCATCCATCACTGGATACAGTTCGCGGTAACGGCCACGCGAGAAATCTGCCAACCAATTCTTGTGTACTTTTCATTTGCTTTTTATCCTGTGGCGCTACCGGGGCGGGTTCTTTGCCTTCCTCGTGCGCATGCGTTGTGCCGGTAACGAATTGATCTGCCTGCAACACCGCTTTCGCTAAATGGGCAGAGCCAATAGGCGATAGTTTATAACTTATGTTGCGTGCGTGGAATGCAAGATTAACAGCTTCCGCCCAACGCAGAGGAACGTATGGCTTGCCTTCCTCGTGCGCGATGGCGGCGTTGATTATGTTTATCCGCTTTTCGTCATAGTGATACTCACAAATAAGCTTGAGATAGTCTTTCAGCACATCAATCGTTTTCATCTCATCACCCTGTAATCACGCACCAGCGTAGAAGTAGACCGAAGTAGATTTCATGCGGAGAACTCAGTATCTGAATGCTGTACCATCTTCCGTCTATTGGAACGTTGTGATAGCCGCTAAACTCCAATAACAACCGCACCCCGACAGGCGGCGGCTCTGTCTTGGCGTCATGCCACGGGAGGGGCGGGTATGTCATCGATTTCCTTTGGCGGCTGCGAGCAATTCAATCACAATATCTCTGGCTGGAAGAATCCTTCTGCGTAATAAATCAGGAAGGTTACCGGTGACACTATCGTTTTCCATAAAATCACAAAGTCCTTCGACATATGCCGCTTCAAAGCACCCATCGATGGCCTCCAGTCGCTCCACCGGCACGCACTGAAAAGTTGGCGGCGCGGTGGCTAGGGCGCGTATGGCATCTATACCTGCTTTGTCATCTGGCTCGCCGTATTTTTCATTGCAAAACGCGATTACCTGCTCCACCACTTCCGCCCGCGCGCAAGCCAGCTGATGGTGGGCGGCGGCGAGTTCGGCCTGAGTTCTGAGCAGTGCATCCAGAACCATGTAGCTAGGGTCATATTTAATGCAGGCAGCGTCTGCGTCATTTGTGCAAACTTCTTCGCTGCATAGATCATCGAGGCGTTCTTGCTTTAGCAACGCTATCGCATTGTCCAGCGATAGTTCGTAGTTATGAACTTCACTCATCGCGTTCATCCTTTGGGCTTGCGAATTAGTGCGCTAACGTGTGTGGTAGCTATTCCAAGACTGGCATTATGCAGGGCCATAGCTTCGCTTAAAAAGAATTCACGGCTTTCATAATCAACGTCTCGTTCAACCATCCATGCACTTGGCTGGATCGCCTCAACCTCGCGCAGGCGGCGGAGTTCATCAATTTCTACGATTTCATAGCCACACATTTTTAGAATGGCAAAATGATCAACAACTTTATTTGTAGGTAACCCCATATATTCGGCTATTGTTACAATGGCATGTCGCTGTTTTTCGTCAAGCGTCGGCGCTTTAGGCTCATCAATATTAGTTTTCATCTATGACCTTTGCGAATCTATCCCCTAGTTTGCAGAACAGGTTTTCCACTTCGTATCCATAAAAACCGTCGTAGCTGAAAACATGCTTGCTTAATACGGAATTGGTCTGATTCGTGTCATCACCCTCGTACACCGTAACTTCAATCAGCAGAGCCTTGTTCATCACCCCTCCGTTTCGTGAAAGCAAAGCACGTTCTCAACGAATTTCAGCCATTTCTTACCATTGTTCGAAAGCACGTAAAGCCTATCGTCTGTCTGCAACGTAAGGCGGTCAAAATGGAAGCCAATTTTAATAATTTTCCCATTGAATCTATGCTTAATAATTTTTCCATCAAGCTCGAAAAATATTGTATTTCCTATCGCTTGTATTTTGTCAATTGCAGAATGACCGTTTCCGCGTTTACCCATCCCTCACCCTCCGCAGGCTGGCTCGCTGGCGGGAGTTCATCGCTTTTTTGGCAGCATCGCCATGCCGTCCATTGCTGATAGCCATTCTTTTACCTCGCTGTCGTCTAATAGTGATTGAAGGGCCGCTCGATCTAGCGGGTGGCCTCGTGGTGCGGCTAGTTCCTCGGCGTGAACGATGATGCTGCCCAGCTTGCAGAGTAGCGCTGGCGACGGTTTGAGTGGATCGCTCACTTCCCCTCCTTGCGCGCGGCGACGGCTAATGCGGCATCAACTGTTTTATTCCAATCGTCTGCGCCACAGTTACAGTACAGTTCGTCTCCAGGATTAATTCGAGGACTTCCATCTTTACTTTTCGGGCAGCTATACCAGGGGTCTTCGCACTCATCATGCGCGCGCTTAACGGCTAATTCCATCAATGCGTCATTCTTCTTCCGCAACGCCTCCGCTGCGGCGCGCAGGGCCTTGCAATATTCGATTATGGTGTCTTTTTTACTGTAGCCATCTAGCGCTGCTTCTAAATAAGCAATCTGTTCCGGCTCCTTCGGCAGTTCGGTCATTTCATTCCTTTATAGGGTGAGCGGCGTCGGGACTCTCACCCGATCCTTACGCTTGGTTATCCGGGCCGCTGAATCGAACAGCAGTACCGTGTCACCGAATAACCTAATCAGCCCTAGAAGCTTCATAGGTTGTGCGCGCACACTTTGACGCAAGGCGACCATTCCGCCGCGCCGCTCATGGTTAGTCGTCAAACGAGATACAACAACTGCTTTTCTCGTTCGGTTAATTTAGCCAATGCAGCATCTATCTCTGCCTGCTTAGCATAAAAATCACGTAGTCTTTCCTCGAGTACTCGCTCTATACAGCGTTCATGCGATAGGTTGGTAATCGTTCCGCCGCCAAAGTGGGAAAATCCCGTCTCTTTCTTTTTATCGCCATCAATGAAAAGTTCATTGCAGAGGTAACAGTGCGCGTCGTCGTAAATCATACCTACTCCGGTTAGTCGTCAAACTTGGCAAGGGCTGAGCGTATGCGCTTCATATTGTGATTGTCATATCCGCCAAGGTTGTTTATTCGCAAGTAATCCGCGTTATCGTCGTGCAACGCTTTCGCTGCCTCTATCAGCTCGATGATGTCGGTGGCGTGGTTGCGGAGGTAGCGCACAAACTCGTGATCGGCCAATCGTTCCGATCCGAGTGATACGGTCATGCCCTCGGTTGTTGATCTATTCCCTGTGAGATATGACATGATCGGCCCGGCTACGCCTTGATGCTGTATGCGCATAGGATCACTACCGTTCCAGGGTCCTGGCGTCGCCGCTTCGTGCAACTCTCTCAGCTTCATTTCTCTGACCTCACGTATTTCCTAACGAAGAATTTCGACAGATCGCCAAGTGTTTGGTTAGCCTTGAAAGTCAAGACCCTGTCTATTGGATACCATGCTTTAAATGTTTTTTCCTCTACGCTAAGCACATGCGGCGGCTTGCGCTTGGCGGTCATGGGTGCAACTCCTTCGCTGCCTGCTCGAATGCTTTCTGCACAGCGTTGAACATTACCGGGTCTCCGCCCTTATCTGGATGGTGTCGAGACCGCAGTGTTTTATACGACATACTCACCTCATCGCGCGATGCGTTCGGAGAAACTTCAAGAATTTCACGCCACGAAAGTGAGGTCTGGCCTGGAGCAGGCAACGCAGCGAATCCAGTGAACGCAGCCTCCATCATGTCGCCAGTGCCCCACCGGGCCACACCGCGCAATGCTTCAATGGTCTTGGCAACGGCTTGCAGGTTATCTTCGACCTTCCGCCAGCGATCACAGGCAAAGCACATTTGCCGTTTCTTGTATTCAAAATAGATAGCCACGCCCGGATCGTCCGGTTGTCGTTGATTGACACACTTGATGCACCACTTCATCGCGCGCTTGTCCGATGGCGGTACGAAACCTAGCGCCCTCTCGGTAACTAGCGCGCTTGCGACCCGGAGGCCAAGATAATGGAAAAGCTTCAATCACTGCCGCTCTCCTGCCTTACCCTTGTCCAGCGAGTCAGCAGGATCAATTGATCTACCTCCGCAGTGCCCGCAAATATACTTGCGCGTGTATTGTCCGCAGTCGCCGCACTTCCTGAATCCTAAGCGCTCAAGCAGGTTAATCTTGAAGTACCAGATGTATGCAATGGCCGGCAGCACGATCAGCGCTATGGCGCACCACATTTGGGTTAGGGTCATGCTTCTTTGCCTATATCACGCAGATCAAGATACGCCTGCGTCTCCGCAATCCAGTCGTCAGGATCACGCAGCTTGAGCATGTGCGCCGCCTCGGCCTGCTCAACTCGCTGCTGCTCGGCCTTGATGTGCTCGTCGGTGTAACCGTAGTTGGGTATCATGATAGATTCTCCTGATTTATAAATAAAAGAGTCAAAGGTACCCCAAGGGTGATAAGCCCTGTAGTGCCGGCCGTTAGGCCCACACTCCCTAAGAGGTTCTGATTTATCGATGCGCCGCTTGTCTCACCTTGGTCGGCACATCTTGCGCGATACCTCAGAAAGCAGTTCGCACGGCGCGCAGTCGGGTGAATAACTGGCCGGTGTTTTGCTCCAAGCCGCCCATACAGGCGCACTGCTAACGGGTGGAGTCCGGCGCAAAGTAAAGCTGTTTTAGGTGCCGCGCTCTGGCTTGCGATCCTAGCAAACTGGGTTCTGGGGCAGCCTACAGGAGCCAAAACGCGACCTGAAACAGCCTTACCTCTCCAGAACCCAAAATACTTGGCTCGCGACCAAGGCGCACTCATGCGCGTCGTCATACTAAACCTCTTTTTTCTGTTTTGTCAAATGTCATCGCTAAACCTCATCCTTATCGTCACGCAGCATCAACTTTGCCTGTTTCATGGCTTTCTTAACGGCGTAGTGAAGATCTGCGAGGTCTCTGTGATTAATCCCATCCAGCGCGCCCATGCACTCGCCTTCGATCGATATCCAACACGGATACCTACCGTCAACGTGAACCTTGAAGCGGCCTATGGTGTAGTCCATGCTTAGGCTTGGTTCGCCACGTTAAGCTGATCTATCTTTGCGCTGACGGCCTTTTGCGCGCGCTCGTAATCCGCGGCGAGTATCTGCGAGAGTTTATCGACGCCAGCTTTCTGCTTGAGCCAATCTACGGAAATATGATTCTCGGTGCATCGCGCGTCCAGTTCGTTCACCTGAACATCGGTGATGTATGCGGCATCATCATCTTGCACTGGCGCGGCTTCCTTGCCTGCTGCCGGTGCTTTAGGGCGAATGCGGATGCACTCTACTTCGCCGCCGCCGCTCGGATCGCGTGTGGTGCTTACGCATAACGTCACGCGCTTTCCCTTCCACTGTTCGACGGCGTTACCGTAGAGCGCGGCAATCGTTTTCGCGTTGGTCTTGTTGCAGATCAACGGCTTCACGTTGCCGACAAAGTGAACAATCGGTTTCTTTGATTTACGCCCACCTACTGCGGTGAGTTCGCCAGCGACGACATTTTTAATCGTCAGTACCATGTCTTTACCTTCCGGTAAATCGAAGTGGCCGATATAGTCGCGGTCATACATTGTGCGGTAGTCCATGCTAATCTTCCTCGTAGGTGAGTTCGGTATCTTCCGGCATGTCGAGCGGGACAATGCTTTCAACGTAGGCGGGCCAGCTTTCGGAGCTTTCGCTCATGCGTAGCCGTTCCATCCACAGAATCAGATTGCGCTCGCCGACTTCCAGCGCGTTGTATTGCACATTGAATACCGTGACCGGGAACGGTGCCGCTGACTCTACGGCAACGATGTAGGCGCGGCTGTCGAGTATGTCCATGTTGCAGGCGATTTGCTGCATGCGTAGCTGCGCGTTATACTGCATGCGCAGGGCGTGCCATACGAATCGGTTTGGATCGGACGTAGCCGAAGTTTTAAGCTCAGTCACATATCCGTCACCGCGCACATCGGGCGTAGCTCTGCATTTACTGCCCATCCAGTCGAAGTAAATCGTCTTTTCTACTTCGCCTTGCAGCACTTCCATTGCCGGTTTGCAGGCACGCACCGCTGATGCGATGGCGTGTGACTTTGCGTATTCCGTCGAGGTCATAATTTCGGCGTTCGGGTTCTGCGCCACGAAATCATCGAACGCTTTGCCGCGCCGCACCGGGCCATCCCATGCCAGAACATCACGGGTATCGAACAGGATCGCATGCACAGCCGTTCCGCGCTGCATGGCGTAGTTGGGATCGGTGTCGCAGGTGCGAGCGTGCAGGCCATGTGCAGCGCTGCGCCCGTAGGCTTTCAGGTGCGAGAAACGAACGGGGGCATCGAGGGTCATCACCGCACAATCCCCAGCCGCGATCTAATCTCGTTGGCACGATTCCACATCGAAATGCGATTGCGCTTATAGGCCATGAGTTCATCCATGACTTTGTGCCCCTGCTTGAGTTCTCCGCCTACACGCGAGATCAGCCGCGTCTCGTTTTCGGCCTGCCATTCCCAGTACGCGAGCAGGAGTCGCAGCCACATTCGATCAATCGGCGTCAGAGTCGTGTAATGCTGCTTTACGTTGGTGTTCATTTGGCGCGCTCCGTTTCGTAGCCTGGGCATCCGCCTGCGGCAGAATAATCAAAGCCCTTGCAACCGGGCGTTTGGCATGGGTTCCCGCATTTGTCACTCATCGGTATTTTTTCGTGCCCCTTGGCCAGTTCATCCATAAGAGCATCGCGCGCTTCGTCTGGCGTCATTGATCGTCCGTCGTCGTGTTTGAACATGTTTTCGTAGGATTTTGGAAAAGTTGAGTTCTTCAAAAATCCACGCACGCTCATGCACAGATGAAAAGATCGGCTCATTTCGCCCTCCGCTTAGGCTCAGTCGTCTCAACGCAATGCCCGCAAACCACGCAGGCCTGATACCACTTGTCTGCACGGCGAAACTTGCTGCCGGGCACGTGCACGCCGCGCATTAGGCACAGCAGCGGGGCGAGTAGGCGGGCGAGGTAGGTCATGCTCCGGCTCCGAATATTCCGTTGTCTTGTTTGTATTGCTTTAGTTCTTCTTCGAGGATTGCGATTTCAGTTTCCATGCCGCGTGCGAAATCTGCATCCACCCACTTGCCATCTAACGTAGTTGGAATTCCGTCAACATTGATCGTGAATGTTTTTACTTGCGCATCAACTCTAGGCGTATCGCTCATCAGAAGCACCTCTCCGGCGCGAAGTCGTGTTCCTCGGCGGCTTTGCGGGCTGATGGCAACCAGTAATTGCGCACAACCACTTGCAGCGCGCATCCGGCTTCTGGCGCGGATTCCCTAAAGTGACCGAACAGCATGATTGTTGCCGTCTCGCCCATTTCAGCCAGCGCCTCGGTCATATATTCCGTGCCGAGTTTCCGCATCCTCGCCGCAAGCCAGTCTTCAATGAATTCCTCGCGCTCGGCTTCTGTGCCGGCCATGCGGTCATTGGTATCCTGCTGAGCGTGGAATTCTCTGAGCGCTGCTGCATTTCCGTCGAATTGATGGGGCGCGTTCATGATTGGTTGGCCTTAGCTATGGCGGCATCTGTCTTGGCACGCAATGCCGTAATCGACGGACTGCTTCCTAACATGCGTTCACGAGCTTCTTGCAAGGCGTCTAGGAGACCGTGGTTAGTTTCGCTAACCATGACTAGGCTAACGACAAGCGCTTCCTTATCAGCCCGCAATTCGGCTACCTGAAATTCCAATTCGTTAAGCAGGTCCGCGAAGTTATCGCTGTGACCCGTTGCGAAACCGTTTTTAATGATCCATGCCGCAAATTCCTGTTTTAGTAATCTGTATGCAGAGGCGCGGATAAATTCGCCGTTGCTGGATGGCTCTAAGTGATCGTAGCGAAACTCGTAACGGGTAGGCTCATCTAGTGAGTGGCGGGCGTTCATTTCGCAGCCTCAAGCTCTGCCACGTATGAGCGCGACTCAAGCCATGCGAACGTCTCTTTGTTGTCTCGATAAAACATTTTCGATGCGACCGGGGCCTGAATCATTCCCGCCATTGCCGGTTGAAGATCACGCACTTTCGGATTGGTAGCGCATACTTGCAGCCATCCGGCGAGACAATGCGTTGTGCCGCAAATAGCTTCCTCGGCACACGAACGATTGCGCCATTCTTCGCCCTCGTGCCAATGGCCCATGTCGAGCAACTTCTGATTGTCGAGGATGATTTCGCGCACCTTGTCCAGATTGGCGATTGATTCCTCTGGCGTTGCTGATGGGATATCGGTAATGGCACCCGCGAGGTTGGCACCCGTGAAGTTGGCATCCGTGAGGTCGGCACCCGCGAGGTTGGCACGCGTGAGGTAGGCACCCGCGAGGTCGGCACGCGTGAGGTAGGCACCCGTGAGGTTGGCACGCGTGAGGTAGGCACCCGTGAGGTTGGCATCCGTGAGGTCGGCACCCGCGAGGTCGGCACCCGCGAGGTTGGCACGCGTGAGGTCGGCACCCGCGAGGTTGGCACCCGTGAGGTTGGCACCCGTGAGGTAGGCGCGCGCTTTAACCGCAGCCTCTAC